CCGAGCGAAGTCAAGGCGGGAGTGATGGCGGTAATCAGATCGAGCAGGACAGGGGTCACCTCGTCGAGCGCTCCGATCAGACCCTGCCCGACGTTCTCCTTCAATGCTGTGAACGCCGCGCCGATCTTTGCGGTCGAGTCTGCCGACGCCTCCGCAGCACCTTTGAACTGTCCCTCCAATTCGGCCAGCACGATGTTCTGAGCACCGACGAGATCGCCGGACTCCTGCATTGTCTTGATCTGTTCTTTCTGCTGATCGGTGAACGTGACACCAGCTTTCGCCAGAGCCGACACGCCTTTAGTCGGATCGTTCAGAGCCTTGCCCAATTGGGTAGCAGCACCCTTCGCATCGCCGCCGAGCACAGCGGTCATGTCGAGCGCCGCCGCCGTAGTGCGATCGAACGCATCGGAACCGATGTTCTTGAATGTGAGAAGAACGTTCGATGCTTCCTGAATGTCTACGGCGGCGACGCCGGTCAGCAGCGACAGCTCCTGAGCAGACTTGCGGATCTCGTCGGCTGTTATACCGGCCACGCCGCCCGTCGCTGTAATAATCACCTCAGTGTTCGCCAGCGCTGAGTTCAACCGTTGGGCGTCGAGCGTCGCATCCTTGAAGAACGATCCGAGCTGAGCGCCAGCAAATAGGCCTGCAAGGCCAGCAGCAGCCTTCTTGAGATCGATGCCTCCGAGTGCCTTGTTCGATGTTCGCTGCGCCTCCTTGAACGAATCCTCGATCTGCTCGCCAGCCCGATCAGCGCCGACCGTTGCATCCTTGAATGTGCCGGTGTTGAACTTTTGGAACTCGTCAATTGACTGTCGGGCAGCCTCACCGAAAGAGTCCTCAATATCTTCGCCAGCCTTCGCCGCCTGGCTTTGTGCTTTCGAGAACGCTTCCTTGATTCCAGAATTGAACGTAGCAAGCTCTGGAACAATCTCGATTGTCGCAACAGCGATAGGACCAGCCATCCTCGCAGCCTACTTCGGAGAAGCGTCGCCGACCGGGAGCGCCGTTGTAAGCAGCGATCCGAGTCCTTCGAGTTCGTCTTCCTCATCCCAACCGAACGGCAAGCCAGTCAACGAGTCGATCTGATTCGGCGGCATCAACGCATCGTCGATCGCCTCGATGATCTCGGCGTCGGCACGCTCATATGCGATCGCAAGAAACAGATTCAGCAGCCGGTCGAGACTCAGAGCGGCAGCGTCGATTCCTCGGGCTGTGCAGAGGCCGTCGAAGCTGGACCACTGGAGAGCGATCCATCCGCTAATGACGACGACCTCACGGTAGGGCGCGCTGCGGCAGCAGAAACCACATCGGCTTGCAAAGCGATCATCGACGTGATGTCCAAAGTGCCTTCGACGATGAGCATGTCGATTAGCTCCTCCGTCTCGTCGTCGAGCGCCATCAGTATCAACAGGTCTTTCACGTTGCCGGTCTGCGCCATCACGTCGTCGCCGGTCGAAGCCTGAATCTTTGAGATGACCTCCAGGGCGGGCATCGTGAGCACCGGCCGAAACCTGAATGTGAACTCCGACTCCCAGTATGTGCGTTCGAGGACGATCGCCGACTCAGCGATCCTTTCCTTCGCCCGATTGAGTGCTTGGAGGTTCTTGCTTGAAAGTGCCATGAACCCCGACAGTAGTCGGTGCGATCTAAGAAGCCAACCATCCCGACCGGGGCAACGGCGGCGAATACCGGCTTGAAGCGCTTAGACGGGCATATAGCGCCGTCTCAGGGGCTAGAAACGGGCAGCCGACAACGCATCTTTCAGGAATGAGCGAGGGGCCATGTATCTGGTGCCCTTCTCGATGTAAAGCGCATACGGCGCATTCGTCCCGACAACACCGACCAACTGGTTCCCACGTTTGAGAACTTCCCAGTCGATCGAGCCTCGAAGATTGCCGGTGTCAACAGGAGCCAACGTGCGCGCCTTGTTCGTGACTCGCTGCAAACGCCGGACAAGATCCTGGCCGACCGGGCCGGTCGGCGATGACAAGAGCTGCGCCAGCTCGGGCGAGTCGAGCCGGACCTGAACAACAGTCATGAGCAGTTCACACACCAGCGAGAAGACTCGACGCCAATAATGCAGCGAGTCTCAATCGCAACGCACCCGCCCGTCGTGTCAATAATGACCTGCCGGACCTGTGCCCGATCCCACTCGTTCTCCACCGGCATCGGCGACGTGAACGCACGCCACATGATCGCAGCATCATCCAACACTTTCTTGTGCGCCACGTTGATCTGCTCAGCCGACGGAGCCTTACCGGAGTCGGACAATGTCGGAACACAACGCACCAAAGTCGCCACGATGCCGATTGCGATCGTCGCCCCGTCGCAATGGTCATCCGTCGCCGACTCGGCCGGGAACGCCGACGACCGAAACATGGACTCCGGTGTCACGACAAGCTGGCCACAACAATCGTCCCACGGTGCAAGACCAGCGCCAACATATGCCGTCGTAATCGGATCAGATCCACACGCAGCGAGATCGCCGAGCGACGCCGCAAGAAACCACTCTGCGACCTGGTACGGGCCGAAGGTGACATCCGTGGTCATGTCGCCACACCCACTCCGTCAATCCTGATGACACGAGAACGCTGCCTCAGCCCGGCTGGGTTGTATGTGCGGATGAACGCATCAACGATCGGCAAGCCAGTCAGACCGTTGGACAGAATCGACTCGATGTTCGGTCGGGTGACGGTGACACCCTGACGGACGATCTGCGAAGCACCCGACGGCAGCTTGCATTCGCTGCCGACGAGGATGTTGATGAACTCGCAAGCCAGCTCGCCAGCAGCAGCCAGCGCCAACGGCTCCGGTGTGACGCCCCACGTGTAATCCAACTGGATGATCGGTGCTTCGCAACTGTCGATGCACGGCCAGCACGCATCGAGGCGACGAACCGAGTTGGAGGTCAACACATATCCGGTCGGGTCGAGGACGACGCCTGACAGTTTAATCTGGGTGATCGCATTGACCGGCTGCCGGAAGATTTCGATGCGGCAACAATCGTGCGCCCCGACAAGACCGTTCCGCCACTGGCCCTGAGCATCCTTGTACGGGAAGAAACATCTCGGGCCGCACTCGGCCTGGTACATATCGTCGGTCGTTGTGAACATCCCGATGCGAGCACCGGACAGAGCAAACATCCACGACTGAGCCATGCTCAAAGCTTGGGCGAGGATGTCAGCAGTGACCGCGGAAACGTCGCACGGGTAGGTGACAAGATTGGTCCACGGCTGGGCAACGGTGCGGCTCATGGACCAATCCTACTTGTCAGTCTTCGCTGGCTGCGGAATTGCCTTTGCGGCGTCCGGGCTTCGCCTCGGGCTTCGCCTCAATTCTCGCCTCGGGCTTTGCTGCTGGCGTGGCCTTCGCCATGCCAGGATCGACCCTGGTGCCCGCCACAACCTCACGCAGCATGTCAGCGAAAGGATGACTCATGCGAGAGCCACGCAACCGTCGGTGACAGCGGGAGGCTGAACCGTGGTACGGACGACCGCCCACATATCGCCGACCGGGAACCCGGCACCGGCGAGCAGCGGATTGTCTCCGTATGGGTTGACTCCCCAGGCGGCTACGGCGGCTTGGCCCTGGCCTTTGAGATCCACAGCCAGCGTGCCGTTCTCGATTGTGACCGAGCCGTCGAGGGAGCCGTTGATGCAGAACGGGGCGACAAAGTAGCCCCACTCGGCGACGCCGCCCGCACAGTATCCGCCAGCCTGCTTCGTCCACACTTCGATCGCAAAGCCCTCGGTGTTGTTGGCTGCACCGAAGCTCGAACCGATCGTGTCGGTCCCGTCAAGAATCGGGCTACCGCCACCAACGATGTCGAGGATGTCGGGGTTCACCTCGCAGAGCGAGAGCGACACGTTGACCCATTTGTTGATGTCGGCATCCTTCTCGCTGATACAGAAATCGCCCCACGCATTCTTCTGGGTGTACTCCTCGCCGCTCTCGACCTCGGGCGCGAACCCGAGAGTGATGAACCCGGCCGTCACGATTGACGAGCAGGCTCCCACGACGGGAACGCCGCAGTCGTTGAGACGGGTGATTCGGATGACCCGGCCCTTCAATGAGTTGAGCATTTTCGTTGCCATTGCTGTTGCCTCCTACGGGCGGGTATTGGTTGAATTATGGGACTTTGAGGATGCCCGAATCGACAGCGACGACGCCGCAAGCGGTGCCGATGGCGTAGACCCGTTGGGCGATGATCGACACGTCGTTGACCGCAGTACCTGGAGCCGTCGTCCCGTTGAGAGTTTCGACTGCACCCCGATGCGTCTTCCACGGGCCGGAGCCGTAGATCGTGGCGGGCGAGGTGCCGGTCAGCGGATTGGTTGCTGTGATCGCAACCCTCGACCCGAGCTGGGTTTTCATGACGCCACCGAAGGGCTTGAGAGCACCCTGGGAGATCAGCAGCGAGCCGAGCCAGGTGTTCATGAATAGTGTGCGTTCGTTGTTGGTGATCTGGGCTGTCGCCTCTTCGGCGGTGGCGAGGGCGATGAGCGCCCGCTGAGCGGTGGTGTTGCCGTCGGCGGCAGGGGCCAGCCCGGCCAGGGCCACGTCAGTCTTGTTTGCGATCAGGTAGGCGACGAGGTACTGCTCGAAGCCCCATTGCTCAGCGGCGAGGAGTCGGGCCGTAGCGTTGGCCTCGTGCTGGGCGATGCTGCGGCTCCCCGCACCGATCGAGTCGGTGTCGTAGGTGTAGACAGCGAACGGCTCGGCGTAGCCCTGGATGTTGCAACCCGAGGCGGTCAGAGGATCTCGTGAGGGATCGACGCAAGCGTTGTATGTGAAGCCACTTTGGAAGCAGGCGGTCGTATCCCATGTCATCCCGAGGCCAGCGTGCTCGCCGTAGTCCTCGAAGTCGAACACACTCAGCCCGCCGAATGCTCGTGGTGCCGAGACGGGTGCCGTGGTCACGTCGTAGATATCTGGAACTCCAGCCATTGTTGCCTCTTGATCTCGTGTTAGTTGAACCGAACCAAAGGACCGGCGCAACCCCCAGGGGAGAAGGTTGCGCCGATCCTCAGAAACTTACTCAGGCTCCGACGAACTCAGGTCCGCCGGTCTGCCCGTCAACAACCGTCGAGACGGTGACGTTGCGTGCAGCAGGACCACGCTGGGCGGTCAGCATGAACTGCTCCGTCCATGCCAACGTGAAGTCGTTGGTTGCGTTGAGCGTCGAGTCACGAACGACACCGAGGTCGATCGTGCCGCCGTCGCCTGCGACGTAGCCGCCTGCCGGGAACAGCAGGAAGGTGGTCGTCGTCGGCCATGCCGTGAGCGCTGTGCCGGTCGTGATCGGATCTTGTCCGGTCACGAACTGAGGACGAACACCGCGGATCGTGAAGAACCGGGTGATGTCCTCGTCGCTGACATCGAAGTATCCGATGCCAGCACGGGCTGCGAGGGTGGAGCGGATCGCTCCACGAACCCAGGTCGGGAAGACCGCTTCGAGCACTGCGTTCGGAGACATCGTGAAGGTGCTCCGGTAGTCAGCGACTTGAAGGTCTACGGCGCTCAGGATGTCGCCAGCGGCGTCGGTCGGGAGCGAGGTCACGGTGACCGCAGTTGCCCCGGCGACGATGGCTGCGAGATGAGCTGCCGACACACGGTGCATGTGGGCGGTCATCGCGAGGTCCGTCGTGCGGGCCAGCATCTCGGGGTAGCTCTTGTCCATGAAGTTGCCAGCCGTCAAGCACAGACCCTCGGCGATGAGCCGGTAGTCAGTCCAGGTCGGGCACGGAACTTGCAGGCAAGCCTTGACCGATGCGCCCGGCGTGATGTCGGTCGCCTCCGTCCAGGTCCACAGCGCCGAAGAAACGTCGGACAAGCCGATGTAGCTCGGGACGTTGATGCCACCGCGTGACACACCCATCGTCGGGAGGTCGAGAAGACCGTCACGGCTTTCGATGCTGAACAGCTCGTACATGTTCTCCGACGGGGTGCAGAAGCCACCCGAAGCGACGAGGGACTGGGCATCTTTGCCACGGAGCGAGGAAGCGACAACCGCTTCCATGACCTGCGAGGCGGAGTCTCCACCGTCACGCACGAAGTGCTCTTCGGGGATGCCGGTGTCCACGGTTGCGACACCCACACGAGGCGAGTGGTCAGCGAGGCCACGGGAACGGGCAGCGAATGCTCGTGCCAGTCCCATGCGGTCGAGCTGCGAGCCAGAAGTGATTCCAGGGATGTCGGCGGCGGCAGTGATCGTTGTCATCTGCTTCGCCTCGGCAGCGGGAGGAGTCACGTCGCGAGTCGCCATGCGGCGAGCGGACGGTGCCTTCGGCTTGAGGCTGGCGGTGACCAACTCCAGCTCTTCGGCAACTTCGATCTCTTCGGCGACTTCGGCGACGATCTCCTCGAAGACCTCTTCTTCGGCGACTGGGCGAACCCGGTCACCGAGAGCAGCGCGCGCCTCGGAGTCGGCGTCAGCCTGCTCGGTGCGGGCAGCCTGCTCGGAGCGCACGGCATCGAGTGCCTCGGCGATCTCGGTCAGGTCGGCGACTGGTGCCGGGGTGTCGTTGTCGTACTTTGCGTCGAACTCTTCGATGATCGACGCTTCCATTGCGTCAAGCTCAGCATCGGTGATGCCGTCGAAGGATTCGGGAAGATTGGTATCCATTTTGGGTGCCTCCTGGGCGGGGTGTATGAGATTGAGGAATCATCATGCGCCAGGGTCATACCCATGTTCGCACCGCTACCGGTCATACCGGTGGGGCGGATCAGTTGCAACTGTAGCAGACGTGTCAAGCGAGCGGGCGAATGGTGCCGCCGACCGAGTGTGCGTAGCGTTGTGCTGCTGGCAGGGAAGTGAATCGGCGACCGGTCGAAACGTCATCTCGAAAGACTTCGTGGATCACTTGCGTCGAGGCAGCGCGTGCCTGCTGTGCGTCGAGCCTCACGGGCTGACCTCTCCGAGCGGAGCCGCCTCATGACATGAGTTACTACTTGCCATGAATCCGGTTTGCCAGGGCAGCTCTCTGCTGCGCTGGATGGCGTCCGATGCCATATGCGACCCGATCACGGTCTGCCATGATTTGCTCTCGTGTACGGCCCACGGAGAGGGCAATGCGGTCAGCTATGCGAACGTCCATCGGGTCAAGGTCGGCAATGCATACCGGGATCGAGGCGACCATCGCAAGAAGCTCACCCGAGGCGACCTGAGTCTTGACGAAACCGGGCACCGGAATCGAGGCCAGCCCGATCAGTCGTAAGCGTCCGTTGATCGCCCGCCAGTCACCCGACACATCGGTTGCCATCAGCGCACGCAACATCTCAGGGCTGATGTCGGAGCGGATCGAACCGGCCATCCAGATACCGAAGTTGTCCTCACCGCAACGCACGTCGGCACCGATCCAGCCGGTGTTGTCGTAGTGCTCTTTGGCGAGGTTGGCATTCGCTCTGATGTCGGCGTGACCGGAATCGACGGTGATGTTGCCGACGCCGATCTTCGAGCCATCGGCCGTGATGATCTGGCCGGTGTGGAAATGCTCATAATTGCCGGAAGGGGCGCGAGGCGGAGGGGTGCAGGAATCGAAGCCGCGATGGCATGACGCCCAGAGAGCGACGTGACCGAAGATCCGGCCATCCTCATCGACATCCATCGGCGTCGGCCCGCTGAACTCCGGGTTGGCGAACCATTCGGCTGGAGGGCACACCGGAGCATTGACGAGGGCCACGTCCGAAGTTTGGAGGGTGTCGAGCGACATCGCCCCCGCAATGAGGCTGGCCTGAATCTGATGTGCCTCAGCGAACGCCGGGAATGGGACGGCCGTTGCACCCATGATGCGGGCGGCGGAGATACGGATCTTCGGCATCGACATATCAATGCCGATTGTGCCGTCTTCGTTTTCGGTCGGCTCGGCCATCTCTTCGACGATCATCGAGCCTTCGATGTTGTCGAGATCCACGGAGATGCCCTTCAAGTCGCCGCTGGCAATCAGCTTCTGGAGTCGGAGCACGTTGTCGTCGTCGGAGTCGATCGGCTCGGAGAAGCCGATGACCTGATTGCCGTCACGTTGGATGTCAATGAAGCGGCCGACGAGCTGGGCACCATCATGGCCGTCGCCGGTCATATCGGTCGCCATGAGCGGGAGCGGGAGATCCCGCCAGGTGATCGCGCCCTCTTCGATGATTCGGCCGTCGCCTGTCTCGATGCCCTCGACGAGCAGAACCCATTTGGTTCGGCCGTCGAAGCTGTCGTCCGGTTCGAGATCGTCGGCCACATCGTCGGCCACGTAGTCGTCGTCGATTGCGTCCTCCAGGAGAGCGTCATCTTCGGCGAGTGTGACCTTATTGTCTTCGAGTGCGAGCCTCATGCGGACAGCGTAGACCCATACGGGCCGATCGGGGGTGGACCGTCATGCTCGAACCCGGTGGCTGGGCCGGAACGCAAAGAGCGCCCCGACCCATGTTCCGGTCGGGGCGCTCACTGACTGGCTGATCGACTCAGGCGACGATCTCGACGTTGCGGGAGAATCCGCCGTCGGTGCGGATCGCCACGGCGGTGACGTTGCAGGCGTTGGCACCTCGGAGGTCGGCGTAGGCCGGTGCGAGGACCATGCCCTCGGCGTAGCCCTTCTTCGCCATCGTGGACTCACGCTTCGGGAATGCCGTCACCCATTCGGTGATGTCGCTCGCCGGATCGTCGGAGGCGAGGATGCCCCAGACCAGACCGTACTTTCCGTCGATCAGCTTGGCTGCGACCAGCTCGCCGTCGAGGTCGAAGAGCGCCGGGAACTCGGCGACTCCATCCCGGTCGGCGATGGCGGCGGCGAGGCGCTTCTTCTGGGCCGTGCAGCCGGACGCCCACTGGCTGAGGAAGCCGTCGGTGTCGCAGCGCTCGAAGCTGTCGGCGGCGTCCTGCTCGTGCTGGGCGGCTTCGGATCGGAGGATGATTGCTTCGTTCATTGGTTTCTCGTTTCAGGGTTGATGTTGATTGGAGGATTCAGCGGGTGCGCGGGGTCGGCTTGAAGCTCGACCAGTTGAGCGGGGTGGCTTCCCACTCGGCGAGCTGGTCGGAGTTGATCGTGCGGACGATCGGGCTGGTGCCCGAGCCGACCCGGAACTTTCCGTTGCCGAGATCGAAGACGTTCTGGGCTTTGCTGGATGGAATCTTTTTCATGGACTCATCTTATCCCGAAGATGTTCGGGGATGCAACTATTTGTTTGACCGCTGCCCATAGAACGAGAAAAGCCCGACCAGAGGGGCTACCTCTGACCGGGCTTCTCATTCCTTGATAATCGAGCAGGTCTGGCGATTCGATCTACTGACCCAGCTTCTCCGTTCCCCTGGACCCGTGCACGGGCGGGATGGCTAATTCCACTGGCTGTTCGATCGGCGCTTCCGCTTCACTCGCCCTACCCCTCGCTCCCTCGCTCACCATTCGTTCAGGGATCGCTCCCGGTCGGCTTGTCCCCTCATCCAGACCCTTGCGGGTGTGAAGGTGCCTCCGTGAGTCGTGGTCGTTAGCCGTCAGCGGTGAGGTCATAAGGCGGTCTACTCGGTTCTTCGTCGGTCGCCAGACCTGCTCAATTATCAAGGATCGCATGATCCCATCCAACCGGGAAGCATCGACCCCGGCTCCAGCTCCTCACACGCCTATTCGTGAATGTTGGTGATGGGCTTTCCAGGGTCTGCGATCGTCTCAAGTGTCGAACGTGGCTTACCCCGAAGGGTGCTCACATCTTCTTGAAGCGCTTCGCTTGCTTCTCGGTTTTCAAGGATCACATCGCCGCATGTTCTCGCCGATAAGGAGATCATACCCCGAACGTGGTCGGGATGCAACTATTTGTTTGGATCAATCCTGGCCCATGCAGACCAGGTGCTCTCACTCCGAGAGCATTTCTGGCGGAGGCTCTTCGACCATCGCCTCGATGATCGTCCCATCCGGCCGAGTGTCGCCCACGAAAAACATTTGCATCACGCACCGACAATTCACAACCTCCTCCGCAGGGCCAGACGGATCGAGCGGGCGATCCATCGCCACACCACCCACGATGAAAGAATCCTCCATCAACACAGTCTGCCCGTCAGCCTCGGCGTGGCTCTCACGAGTCCGCGGGCCGAAGGTCGCCAGCCAAGACTTCTCGACAGGGCCGTAAGCGCCGAGCGCCCGAGCGCCATCCATGTCGCCACCATTGTATGCGCCCATCACCTCGGTGCGAGCGATCGCCTGTGCCCGGCCACGCGCATACCCCGTGATGTTCTCGACCTCCTTGCGGAGCTTCGGAATCTCGACGCCAGATGAGATCGACTGCTCGGCAGCAAATTGGACCTGCGACCAGATCGACGACGACGCACCAACGATCCGGTTGCTGGCCATCATCACATAGTTCGCTGCATTCACATTCACGACCTGGGTCCATGTCGCCAGCAGATCGACCGGCATCAACGGCGCACCCAACTGGGCACCAATCGAGCCTTGCAGATACAGCGGCTTCACACCGAGCGCCAAGAACTCATCGACAGCTACCTGCCACTCGGCTGTCATCGCATCGAAGACAGCAGGGTCGCCCGCCGCCACCAAAGTCTCGACGTACATGTTGAGATGCTTCTCGGCGATCTTCGCTGCGGCGTCGCCCATCAGGCGGGCCGACTCGACCTCCCAAGAAACGATCCACTCCTCGAAGTCGGCTTCGGAGACGAAGCCGTTCTCGTCAGCTTTGAGTGGTGGCGGAGTCGCCATCGTCAGACCATTACGTCAGCGCCGAGCGCCGCCGACAGCCGGATCAGATCGTGCTCGTGTTGGGCGGCCAGCAGGCCACGGCAGTATGCGTTCAATGTTGCGAGCAGAGCGTCTTCGTCGATACCCAAGTATTCGGCGACGACTCCGACCCGATCGAACGAGCCGGTGAGTAGCTGGTCGAGGTCGGCGTACACCGTCGGGTCATATTGGAGATGCAATGTGCGGGCATCGCCCTTCTTATCCACACCCTGTGGGCCCAGCCCGGTCTTGCGGCCGATCGCTCCGAGGAGACGTTTGCCTGCCATCTCCATCGCCCGGTCCACGATGCCATCGCAAGCCATGATGACCGCCGAATCGAGCGCCGCAGAAACCTGGCTCGGCCTGCTATCACGGGACGGAGCGGACCTATCCGGGCCAGATCCGGCTTCCGGCACCGTAGACGGCGAAATAGGGGCCGATGCGGGAGCCTGGGTATCACCGGCTGCCTCAGCGATCTCTTCGGCGAGGATGCCAGCCTTCGCCAGCATCGACGGTGCGAGCGCCGGAGCGCCTTTCGCAGTGTCGAGCAGAATCCGTTGGCGGAACTCGTCCTCGTTCGGCTTGTCATCCTCGGTGAAGCCAGTCTCCCGACGCAACGCCTGAGCAGACAGCTGGATGCGGTCGTACACCTCGACAGCCGAGCCGGACTTGTCGGGCGGAGAAGTCAGGTCGCTCGTGTCATACCAGACCATCGCAGCGTTCTCGTCGAACCCCTCGGCGCGCAGAGCAGGCTTCAACCATGCTTCGGTCAGAGCGTTGCAGACGATCTCAGCATTCGGCTCAATATGTAGGGTGATCGCTGTCTCTTCGACCTGCCATGCCGTCCAATGATTCACACCGGACATGCCGGTCAACACCTCGGGCGGCATGTCGAGGCCGAGCGCGAGACGCTTGATCGCATCCTCCATCAGCTCGCGGACCTGGGCGTCGAACGGCGTCGAGAATGAGATATGTTTGATCTTGTCGATGAACTCGCCGGGGATCGCGATCGGCAACGGCACGACAGCAGCAGCGGACTGCCGGTTCTTGATCGGCGTTGTCATGGCGTTCGTCAACTCTTCGACGAAATGGTCGAACCGATCCTGCTCGGTGGCAACGGTCGTCTCACCCTCGACCGGAGGCGGTGGCGGGAACTCTGTCTCCGACGGGATCGCAAGCAGACCGGCACCAGCGAGACGTGAGCGGCCCGACGCTGTGATGTGATCGGTGAGCAGCTCGATGATCTCCAATACGGGGAGCACGGCGCGGACCGGGGCGTCCGGCTGCCACGGCTTACGAGGATGCTTGCGCCACACTTTGACGATCAGCGAGTTCGGGTGCACCGGTCGCCAGGCGTCGCTCTTGTTGCCGTCGCCGACACGGAGGGAAATCTTTTGGTTGGTCGTGCCCTCGAACTTCAGAGCATCCTGCGGCAGCACCTGCCACGTCTCATACGAGTCGGAGTTCGGATCTCCGAGCCTCGGTTCCGCGACGAGCCAGCCGAACCCGGCGATCGAAAGATGCGAACCGAACTCGCCCATCAGTTGCCCCTGGCCGGAAGCTCCGCCTGCGATCTGCTCGACCAGCTCAATCGCTCGCCGCTGCGATGGCGTCACCTCGTCGCTCTCCACGTCGATCGCTGTCGGCTCGTCACCAACCTGCCTGGGCGGTGCGGCGGCAGTCAGGTTCACTCTCGACATTGCGTTCGAACACCAGCCGACACCGAAACGGAACTCGCCAACCCGGTCATAGTAGCCCCAGGCGCGCTCCTGCCATTCGAGCATCATGCCCGAAGACTTGTACGGGCGGGAGATATCGGCGGAGGCGATGACCTCGGCGGCAGCGACCAGCGAATACCGGTGCGGCGTAGAACGTGCGGGTGAGCGATCAGCCATGACTGTCAGGGTACTCCTGTGAGGGGTGTTGATCTTGGGATCGGCGTCGGACCTCGGCAGCGACAATCAGTTCTGCCTCTTCGATGACAGCATGATCGGTTCGTTCCCGCTCGGCGAGCAGGTCACTTTTGGTGACGTATGTGTTGCGGGCCAGCTTGCCGAGAAGCCACGGCACCACGATGCAGAGAGCCGCGATCCTTCTCCACATCATCAGCGCTCTCGACGCTCCGACCAGACAAGCACGGCGAGACAGAAAGCGAGAATGCTGACGCCCAACAAAACCATTTGCATGTCGGTCCAGGTCAGCGGATCGCTCACCGATCAAGCCGATCCTCGATCGTCTGCCCGAGTCCGGCGACGAGCGAACCGGCGAGCGCCAACATGATGACTTGGGCGGCGAGCTGATCCTGGTGGACGATGGCCAGCCATACGAGCGGGATGCTCGACCAGAACGAGATGCACCACGGGCACGAGATCAGGTAGGCGAGTTGCGACTGTTCACCGACCTTGCCGATTAGCCATTCGCGGGCCGGACGGCTCAGCTCGTCGAGCGCCAAGAAGCGGGCGACACGCCAGCAGGCGAGAAGCAGGACGACGACGAAGAGAGCGGACATAGGTCGAGCCTAGTCAGAACGTCTTGTTGACAAGTGTGCTACCGATGTGGGAGGCCTGTCGCGGACCTTTCGAGGGGAGCAGCTCACGGAGCAGGTGGACCACAGCATCGAGCCTGTCGGGTGATCGAGAGAAGTTTGGCACCCAGGTCGTCTGTTGCTCCTCCAGCGACGGCAGGAACCCGGCGTGATGCACCCAGCCTTTCTCGTATAGCGCAGAGATGGGTTCGGCCCGAGCCTGCTTCGATTCGATGGCCGTGATCTTCTTGACTGGGATGGTCGGATCGACAGCATGAATTGTTGAGCGGACCATGTCGCCGCCCTGATTCTTCTCGACGTAGACGGCCTGGGCGCCCCAATGCCGGTATGCGGCGACGACTGCTGCGCCCCACTCCTCGGGGCGACCGGCCATCGACTCATCAGCGAGGATGACTGCATGATCGCTGCCTGCTGACGCATTGGTCGGGGCGCAGCCGATCACGATGCCACATTCGGCTGTCTCGCCTGGCGGGTCCACTGCGACGACGGTGCGCCAGGGGCGGCGTTGATCGTGGGGGACGGGCCGGTCGCGGTCGGAGAGCCAGAGCGACAGATCAGCCCAGGCCGACGATAGATCGAAGTCGAGCATACGATTCTCGTCAATCCCGATCATGGTCCAGAGAGCGCCCTCGACATCATCCAAGACTTCGGCATGGATCTCTTGCCGTCCCAGACGGGTGCCCTCGAAGCGGCCGAGAAGAACTTTGACGAACGGGTCCGCAAGATTCGAGATGTTGTCATACGTCGATCCGGTGGTCGTCACGCAGTCTTCTTCCCTGCTCAGATCGGTCAACCATTTTAATGGCTTCGGAGTGCCGGTCAACATCATCCGAGGATCTTGGCCGAGGCGCAACCCGAAGCGGATGTTGTCGAGTGTCTCCTGCCCATATTTCCATGATGCAGGCTCATCGCCCCAACACCAATCGTATTGTGGGCCACGCATCCGGTCAGGTTCCTCCGCCGAGAAGATCATGCCGATCGCTCCGTTGTGGAATGTGATGCGCCGCTTCGACGGCTCATACTTGGGTCGCTCCCATCGTGGGAAGCAGGCAAGCAGACCGGACTCGCCTTCGATCATCACGTCTCGGGCATCGCCTGCGGTCGGAGCGATGATGCCGATGCGGCCAGCCAACCCGGCTTTGACTCGCTCCCTTGTTGTCTCGCCGCCCGTGCGGGTCTTCCCGAATCCGCGGCCAGCCCTCACATACCAGATCGCCCAATCGCCCGGAGGCTGCGACTGATTCTTGCGCCGCCAGAACGACCATTTCCACAACAGGACTTCTTGTTCATCGGGTGATAGGTCCGCAATGAACTCGGCGTACCCATCGGTGGCTGCCAGGAGCCGGGCGAGGGAGTCAGACCCGGAGGTCACTCTCCGACCGCCCTGAGCGCTCCGGGTGATGCCGGTTCAATCACGGGGCGATCCAGCGACGCAGCCAGATGATCCAGTTTTGCTGTGAGCGATATCTCTGCACTCTGACGTACATCCGACACGCCATCCTCGAACAATGAGCCAGCCAGATGCTCCATGCCCGACGCCTGGAGGATCGCACGGGCCGCAGCAACACGATCAGATCGTTTCGCCTTCTTGTCGCCCGCAACCTCGTTCAATGTTGCAGCAGCCACAGCAGTCGAAGATGCGACAGCCCGATGGGCGCGGTCGATCGCTTCTCGCTTCGCTGAGGACAGAAGGGTTGTGCCCAGGTCGGAAGTCTTCCACCGATAGACGGTGCGCTCGGAAACATCGAAGCGGGTTGCGATGGCTTTCATCGTGTGCCCGCGCATCATCATTTCGATCATCTCGGGATATCGGTCGTCCATCGCCGCTAGTTCGTCGTTCGGGAGATCGAGGCTCATGATGGGTTGAGGCTAACAGTGCAGGCGTGTTCGGAGTAGGTGATGCCTCGTGGCTGTCCGGGTTGTGCCTGGTCAGAGGGTGTGACGATGGGTGTGTGGTCGTTCCAGCCGGTTTGGTCGTAGAGGGTTCCGTGACTGGCTGGTCGCATGTCGAGGAGGAGGATGTCGGGTGTGTCAGCCTGTTGGGCTTCTCGGACGGGATGCTGACATGCTGGGCAGCGGGTGTCTGGCCTCATCGGTGTGCCCATGTTTGGAGTTTGCCGATGATCTTTACCCAGTCGGCGGGTCGCCATACGTCGTAGATGATGTGGTCGTCGGAGTGGTCTGAGACGGCTTTGAGATGTTGTGCCCAGGTTTCTTGTTCGGGTGATAGGTCGTTGGGCGGGATTTTGAGTTCGGCGATGATGATGCGGCCGACTGGGTGCGAGAGGTGGAGGTCGGGGAATCCGGTGCCGTCATATTTCCAGCCGGTCGCCCATCCTTGTTTGGTTCGCATGGGGCGATGTCCCATTGCCCGGTAGCCGAAGATGTGGGCGGCGTCTACGAGTTGGCTCTCGAACTCGGCTTCGTTCATGCCCAGCACCGTACCCGACTATGGTCGGCGTTTCGGTGTCGTGGGGAATGTTGGCTGCCGGGGTGGCCGTCAAATCGGTTCTAGGGCTGTTCTACGGCGTTCTCTGCCCCGTTGGCGATATGGGTGGGCCGATAGGCCCGAATGGCTGCCAGCTCCCTTAGAAGCGCTCGACGGCTGGCGGCTTCGATCTCGGCTGAATGGATCGCTTCATAGTTGAGCCAGCGGATGCCAGCGAATGCGGGCAGGCCGATTATGGATGCGATCAGAATGGCGTCGAGCATCAGGTTCGGCTTCCTGTAGATGGGGCTGGGTCGCTCCGATGAATCCACCAAGTCTCAATGAGGGAACAGACCGACCCCGACGGACCTTGCGGCCACCGTTCTCGGCTTGATGGATTCATCGCAACGCTCGGCCATCAGGGCCGAGGTCGCTTCGTGTCTAATGGGATGGGAGCGGGTCAGCGCTCATGACTCGGGCTGGCCTGTCGGCTGGGCAGATGCCTTGGTGGATCGTCATGGCGGCGATCCATCGGCCGCACTCCGAGCATTGGGTCAATGCCACGGTCATCCGTCCCATCCTTCCTGCTCGGCGGTTTGTTTGCAGACGTTCGCGGCTTCGGCGCGTTCAGCTTTCCTGCGCGCTCTCTCGTTGCCTTCCATCATGTCCGCTAACTCTTCCCTATCGAGTGGCAGGGTATGTGCAGGCTGTTCGTCGTTGCTCACGATCGCCGCCCACATGTCCTGCTCATGTTCCATGCTCATGCTTCGTCCTCCATGAACGAGGCGGCGACATCTGACCAATCGACACGCCACATGCTGCCGACATCCGAGATGAACATGCGCCACAGGTCGGTCGGCGGCCAGTCGTGCTCGTATGGGAACAAGATCATTTCGACCTGCTCGGTCACGAACTGTTCGATGGCGTCACCAGCAGACCAGCGCAGCTTGCCCATGACCAGCTCTAAACATTCCTGGTACAGACCTTCGTCGTTGGAGAGGTGCAGCGCAGCCGCCCACGTCTCCCGATTGACCCAGCCGTTGTACTCGTCAGGGTTCACTATCCGCCCGCTTGCTTGAGCGTTGATGGCCTGATCGAACGCCGCTTGCTGCTCGCTGGTCAGTTCGTCGTAACGGTTCGCAACGCTCATGACTGCTCCTCGAAGATGTCGATCGTGATCTTGCCGTCCGTCGTCGTGACGACGAGCTTGCGAGGATTGGAAAGATCCACGTCGGTGACTCGATGACAGCTCAACGTGCCGTGACGGAACTTTCCGTCGGCGTCGGTCCAAGCGCCAGCGTGCATCGGGCCGGAGTTGAGCGTGCCGCCGAAATATGTCTCGCCGTCGGCTGGGCCACCGATTCGTTCCCAACGGCTCACCTCTGTCGAAAGTAGTCTGTACGACGCTTGGTTCTGCTCGACGCAACGAGCCGACGAGCCGACGAAAGTGCCAGGCCTGATTTCGGATTCGATCTGATTTCTCATTTGATTTTCCTTCTGGTCGGTGGAGCGGTCGCTCCGATGATCTCCCGAGCCTGTGCCGGACTCGGGGGATCATCGCAGCGCCTCGGCGGGGAGCCGAGGGCCACGGGGGATCAGATAATCATTGACTGGATGCGGGAGATTTGCTTCTGGCGGGCATCGTTGGCGGTGCGGGCGAGGTCGTTGCCCCGACCGCTCCAGCGATCATCGGCTCCCTCGACGGCGAGGCTGACCAGCACGGTCATCATTTCCAGCTTGATCTCCATGTCGGTGATGCCGCGGGCCGGTGCGTCGATCATCGACTTGGCGATCCTGGCGAACTTGAGATACAGGGTGGCGCAGGCTTTTGCCTCGGCGATCCCGTCAGCGATCTCTCCGGCGTCTTCGAGCACCAATATCGGGCGGGCGATAAGGGCCGAGAGCTGAGCATCATATTCGGTGACCCTCTCGGCGCACTGGGCGGCGATCTCGGTGGCGAGGCTCATCGGGCGTTCCAGCCGGTGGTGACGATCTCGACCGTATCGGAGTTGCGGAAGGACATCTCGCCCTGGTCGGTGAAGACCTTGACCTTGTATCCGTCGCCGTTGGTGGCGAGCACTTTCAGGTAGTGGCGGCGACGCTGGAAGTCGTTCGGGTTCGTCGAGTGAACCCGGATCAGGATTTCGTCGCCGACCTCGATCTGCGATGCCGCAAACTGGTGGGTGGTGGAGCTTGTCTTGTTTGTCATATCACTATCTTATCCCGACCACGTTCGGGGATGCAACTATTTGTTCGACTGAATCCCAACCGCAGAGCAGGGGCGCTCTGGCTCCGCTCTTTGTCTTCGCACTTGGAACAGACCGAGCGAGCGCCAGAATGCCAGAAGCCTCGGTCGCTCATATGGCCGACCATCGGGCGGGTATGGCGGAAGCCACTCATCACGCAATCGTCTCGGTCGGGTAAGGCTCGGCTTCGTTGTCTTCGCCGTCGTCCACGTCGCACGAACAGCCTGAGCAGTCGTAGTCCACGAGGTCATCGTGATACCAGATGCCTAACGATCCTTTCGGGCGAGGCCACCTCGTATCGAGGGTGATCTGGCGTTCGCAATGCACACAGTAGTTCTTCGTGTCTGCTCGGTTGGTAGTCATGCTGCTGGCCTTTCTGGTGCGTGATGGGGTGTGGCGACGCTGGAGACGCATGAGACGCGCCCGGTTGCTTCATGTCGCCACGTCCGGTCGGTGTTTTTCGCCTGATAGATCAACAGGTGACAGTGCGCGCATCTCACGGCGTCACCTCGGCTGGTGTGGCGTGCGTGGGGTCTTCGCAGGTGAGCGAGTAGTTGACGGCGTGCAGCCATTTACCGACAATCCCATTTATGCCCCGCCTGACAATCTCCTGACCACAGTACTTACACAACGTGGCAGGCTCGGTGAGGCGGAACCAGTCGCCGCCGTCGCTATTGGTGAAGGGACAAGTGCCATGCCCTGGAACTATGACGAAGAGACGGGGGTTAGACGGGATGCGTCCGATGAACGTCGCGGCCTCGGCGTCGCCCCAAAGGGCACGTGCGATCAGGTCGCCGTTCACCATCTCGTCAACGGTGACGGGTGTACGTGTCATGGCGTTCATGCCGTCACCTCGGCTGGTGGAACTTGGAGTGCGGCGATCAGTGCGTCACGGTAATGCCCGTTCATGACCCGTCTCCTACGTAGCGGACACCGAAGCCACCAGCGGCGATCATTGCGGCCCAACCGGCGAGGGCGACCCAGCCACCGTCAGCGACGGCGAACAGTACGAAGCCGAGAGCAACGCAAGCGACTCCGGCAACAAGGTCGGCTCGACGGCCGGTTGTCGTCTGGCAACGACCGCAAGGGCATTGGCGGCGGGCATCGGTGCCGCTCATCAGACCCTTCTCCTTGTGTATGGGCGGGGTGGGCATGGCGCAGGTTCCCATCGGGACACTCGTGCTTGAGCAAGCTTGAACGTCTCAAAGATGGCACGCTTTTCCTGCGTGATCTGCATGTCCAGATCATCGGTCGCATCGCTCATCAGCCGAACCCGTTTGCGATGTCGTCTCGGGCTGTCTCTCGCTGCCAGTCGGCGAGCGAACCGTAATCGCCGGTCGGGCGGAGTGCATCCATCTTGCGTGTCCAGTCGGCGAACTCGGCCCGGTCGGAGCAGGGGCTGCAATCGCATCGTGCCGGGTGGGCGGCGACGGTTCCTTCGATCGGCGGGATGTCGAGCGTGTAGTCAATGCTCGCTGTCGGCCACTCGCCGTCAGCCATGTCGATGTCGTAGCTCATCGGGACCACCGCTCGTACCGGTCGGGGGAGCACAGCTCGCACGGCTCAGCGCCGTCGTGCTCGGCAAGGTCATCGACATTGAGAACGATGCCGCACGGGGCGAGGCTGTACTCGTCGGGGAAGTCGATGTGGCCCCAGCCGTAGACGCTGTACTCATCGTCGTCGGGGTGTAAGCGAGGCTTGTTGACCCAGCCTCGGGCGGGTGTGGTCATGCTCATTTCATTCTCCTTCTGTTTGGGTTGTCGTGATTGCGTCGGGCGGCGTCGGCCCAACGTCGGGGTTGAAGCGAAGGACAGCATCAGCATTCCAGCTCGCCGGACATGCGCTCGACTTCCTTGCGGGCATAGCGGGCGGAGGAAGCAGCCCGCTCGGCATTGGCCTCGATCAACTGACCCTGCGAGAACCGATGAATGGTTCCGCCGCCTCGGAGATTGAGTCGGAACTGCGACGGCCCACGCTCGACGATCTCGCCCTCGGCATTGCAGCCGTTCTCGAACTTAGCGTGAACGTAATCGCCGACCTGAAAGTTGCCCGCAGCGTACCGCTCGGCTCTGGCCTCGGCGGCGGCGGCTCGCTCGATACGCCTGACAAGCTCGGCTGCGTTGTAGGCGGCCTCGGCGTTAGTCCGGCGCTCGACTTCCTCGACGGCCAGCTCGGTCAGCTCGGTCGAGTCATGGATCGGCGTGAAGTCCATCTCGCCGATCAGCCTCCCCGGCTCGACTCCCGAGCGGCCCTGCGGAGCGTGGAAGCGAGAGCAGGCTGGCACCGAGAGGAGCGCTGGCTCCAGCTCATCGGTGCCGAGCCATATCGTGATCGTGTTCAGACCTTCACCATATTCTCCACGCTCGAAGTAGTAGACGTGGAGGACCGAGCCTTGAAGCTGGCAGATGGCTCGACGGGATGCGCCCTTTAGATCGTCGGAATCCCCGAGGTCATCGCCGTCGAGCCAGACCGTAGCGCCAGCGAGCGTCGAGCTGATCTGGTGGACGACTCGGAAGCCGACCTCCTTACGGCAGGAGGATGTCAGCTCGCCGTCGAGGGCCTCGGCGAGCTTGCAGCCTTTGCGGATGCGGGCCAGCGTCTCGGTTGCCGAGAAGCGAGGGTGGGCTGGGGATGTGTTGCTCATATCACTATCTTATCCCGAACACGATCGGGGATGCAACTATTTGTTTGAGCTACCCCCGATGCAACGCCATCAATTCCGCCCGAGCCTCCGGCTTTTCAAGCAACACGCCGTGCATCGACGACGTAATCATTTGCCCGTGCTTACGGATACCCCGAAGAGCCATGCACGAATGCGAAGCAGTCAGGATGACGCCAACACCGAGCGGGTTCAGATGCTCCTTGATCGCTGACGCCACCTGATCCGTCAGACGCTCCTGAACCTGTAGACGATGAGCGAAGCAGTCGAGGAGGCGCGGCAACTTCGAGAGGCCAACGATCCGACCGCCTGGCCTCGGGATGTATGCGATCGTTGCCGTCCCAGTGAATGGAAGCATGTGATGCTCGCACATCGAATTGAACGCCACATCCCTGACAACGATCATGTCGTCATGGGCGACATCGAAAGTGGTCCCCAGGATCGCAGCCGGGTCTTGACCGTAGCCTTCGGTCATCTCGCTCAATGCTTTGACAACCCGCCTGGGCGTGTCGAGTAGGCCATCCCGTGACGGATCTTCACCGATGAACTGGAGGAGCCGGACCACAGCATCGGTCGGCTCACCCTGATCCCGCTCCCACGGAAACACAATCCATCCATCGACTTCGATCGCCCCTGCCGAGATGGCAGGCGAATGCGGCTTACGGAACATCGCCTCCACCCGGTAGCCCTGCTCAACGAATCGTGCGGCGGTCGTGCCGGTGTCGATCAGATCATCGACGATCAATGTTCTACCGGGCACCGGTGCATCGACCAGTCCCAGCCCGAGCGACTCGGCAACGACCATCGCAGCGAATAGCCCGCCCTGTGGGATACCGAAAACGAAGTCAGTCGCAGTCGCAGTCGAACGGGCGACGCGCGAAGCGATGCCGTCGGCGGCAGCCCGACAATCCTCGAACGATGGATAATATTTGTCAGTCATGGTCAGACTCCTCTGTCGTCGCCGTGAGCGAGAACGTGTAGACGGTGGGATATGCGGAAGCCCTCGCGGGAGCAGAAGTCGAACAGCCAGGTGAAGTTCGCATCGAGTTCGGCGCGGGTCCGGCCCTCGGGCATCAAGATGATCCGGTCGGCTGGAAGTCCGTGTGCTGTGACCAGATCGGTCATGCAGTCGAGGTCGGTTGTGTCTCCGATAACGAACTTGAACCAGGCTCCCGAGAGGACCAGGGATTGTAGCGGGATTCGATGTTCGGCTTTCTTCCTTGACACGCCCGACGATTCGAGCTTCGGTGAACAGTTGATCTGAATGGTGCCTGCCTGGGTCAGTTCCGCAACGAGAACCGACGGCGCAATTGTTCCGTTCGTCTCAATTTCGATCTGTACTTCTGCGTCCCATTCAATCAACGACAAGATCAGAGCATCAAGGGCGATGCGTTGCACGAACGGTTCGCCGCCAGATATGACAACCCTCGGGGTGCCAGGGTCGAGGAGACTGATGATCTCTTCGCGGGTCTTCGATGTCAGCTCTTTGGTCTTATCAAAGACGGTCCCGTTCTTGCCTTCCCAGTCCCAGGTGTACGGGGTGTCGCACCATGAGCAGTCGAGATTGCAGAGGCCGAGTCGGATGAATTGGGCGGGCGACCCTGCTGACGGCCCCTCGCCCTGGATGGTCGGCCCGAAGATTTCTGACACCCACAGCTTCCGGTCCTTGCGGCTCGTGATATCGACGACGGTCACGGCGCGCTCCACTCTGCCATGCCGTTCGGCGTTTCCCATACTGCGAGCTTCATCAGCTTCGGCGGATCATCCTGTGACATCATCATCTCGATGATGAGCATCTCTGCCCAGGCGCAGGCCAGATTCTCGGCGGTCGGGATGAATCCGACCACGATCACATCGACGCCGAAAGCATCGACGGCATCGTTGAGTCGCCCGTCATCCTCGGACATCACGAAGCAGTGATCGAATCGCTCCAGCACATCAGCCATCACTTCTTTGAGCACAGCGAAGTCCATGACCATGCCATCATCGCTCTCTCCGGGCCGGTCCGTCTCGTCGTCTTCTACAGCCCACGTCCCCTCAATGCGATATCGGTGGCCGTGAGGCCGGTGGCATTTGCCTCCATGGGTCGGCAGGGCATGACCCATATCGATTTCGTAGGAGCGTGTTGCGGAGATCATTGTGATATTCCCATCTGCGAGTTCATCGCATCCATCATCTGAAACCATTGCTTGTGACCCCGCTCCGCACCGAACGGTACGATGAGCGACGGCCAAATATTGCGTGCCAAGTTTGCATACAGGAGTCCTCCGATGACGGTGACTTTGCGCTGCTCGACCCCGAGGTCATGCGCCTGCTCCCACAGCCGCTCCCTGGTGATCGAGCCCGGCTCTCCCATTTTGAGATCGTATGGCTCGATGATCCGATCGAATGGGACCAGACCATGCAGCGCAGACAAGATATAGATATCATCTGTCTCTGCGATCGAGCGGGCATATTTGATGCAGGTCCGATGAAATTGCCCTGTATATAATTCGCCCGCTGGAGCCGCCTGTTTCTGCTTCGCCTTGCCGCAGGAGATGACGATCATCGGCGCTGCCATCACATCGTCATTTCGCGCCAGAAGTTCGGGTCTTCATAATCGGTCGGATCAGCGACCCCGGCGAGATGGAATGCTTCGGCACGCTCGACGCATGTGCCGCAGCGGCCGCAATGGATCGTTCCACCTTGATAACAGGACCAGGTGAGCGCTGCAATGTCGAGGCGTTCAGCAACGGAATACACTCGCACCACATCGGTCTTGTTGCCTGAATGGCAGAACGGGGCGACGAGCTGGACGCCATATGCCGAATTGACTGCCACGGCGAGCGGGTCGATGAACTCAGGGCGGCAGTCGGGGTAGACGAAATGGTCACCGCCATGAACGCCGACCCATACCTGGTCGCCCTCATCGGCCTGGCCGATCAGAGCAGAGATGAACATGAGGTTGCGGCCGAGGACTACCGTCGAGATCATCGAGTCCTCCGCATAATGTCCCTCCGGTATTTCCTCGGAGCCAAGCAGGCTCGGCCCGCGGGTCAGTAGCCCTTGCATATCAAGCTGCCGATATTCGACGCCGAGATCATTCGCAATGCGGGCTGCCGACTCCAGCTCTCGAACATGGCGTTGACCATAGTCGAAGCCGACAGCGATCGTGTCGCCAGCAGCTTGCTGAGCGAGGAGAAGGGTGGCTGTCGAGTCCAGCCCTCCAGAGAAAGAAACGATGTTGGTCATGATGCTCCTGATTGTGGGTCGAGATAATTGTCGATGTAGAAGTCGAGCATGAGTTCCACATCATCGACCCAGAGAACATTGTGGCAATGCGGGCCGAAGGTGTCGGCTGGACGTGAGGCGGGGGATGGGATCTGATGTCGTTGCCGGTAGAACCGTTGGAACTCCTCGTTCGCTTTGCCGGTGAGGCCAGCGAGCAGCGGGCGATTGTCCTTATCTGATCGGAGTGCCTCGGCAGGATCGACTCGGTAGAGGCCACGGAGTAGCCGCTCGGCATCCAGATTCCGTCCGCTCCTACCGGTCAGGTCGATGTGGGCCAGCTTGCCGTACCGGGGATCGAATAGGAGGAGCCGACCGAATCTGAATGAGGCGGTGAACGCTGTCGAATCGACCGACCACCAGGGCAGGCGCATGAGCTGCGGTGTGTTCACCCCGAGGCCATGAGCGCGCATCTGCGGGTGATGTTCGCGAAGATAGATATGCGCTGCGGTCGCCCATCGTTTCTTGCGTGTCAGAGATCGGCGGACCATGCCGCCGAAGCCGATGTAGTCGCAACCGGCGTCGGCATAACGATCGAACTCGGACATATCCGCGCCCATATGGACGACGGGGATGGTGTCCACTCCGAGATCGGTGAGCCGAGTCCAGTTGTTCCATGATGCGACAGGATCACGAAGTACATCCAGAGAGAATGCGCCCGACATCCACGGCCCCCATCTGGGTATGCAAATATCGGTCAACCATTCGGCGTAGTCATCCACCGAGATATCAATGCCCTGAGTGTCTGCCGAGAATGCCCCAGAATCGACGAGGAGGCGGAAGGGGATGCCGTGATCGTTCGCTCGGACCATCATGTCATGGATGCGTTCGATGACATCAGGCTGTGTCCGGGCGTAATGGAATGAATACAACAACGACATGGGTTCGATGCCAGTCATGATGCGAGAAGAGCCGCCAATGCCGAGTTGTCATCATTATGTTGAGCGCGATGATCGGACCAGAGCCGGATCGTATCGGTCGAGACATCGAGGCGGATAAACATATGTCCCTCGGTGCCGTCGATCTCATCGTCCGGCAATTCGATGTCGAGGATATCGTCCTGTGCATCCAGCATGAGCGCGAGCTGGTCGTCGGTGTAGCCCGTGCCCAGCAGCCCGCCGTCGGTGTCATGCAAACCATCGAGCAGATCGACGAGGGCTTTGTCATCGTAGAACGCGAGATCAGACATGCGGTTGTCTGCGAGGAGAATGCGCTTCGCCTGCTCGTCGTCCACGTCGAGCCAGAAGCCGGGGAGCGACTCTTGGCCTTCGGAACGGGCGACTCTGAATCGGGTGTTGCCCGCCAAGATCATGCCCGTCGACTTTTGGACAAGAACGGCACCAAAGAATCCGTTGGCCTCGACCGACTCGGCGACCGCAGCATCATTACCGCGCCTCGGATTATCGGGGTGCTCCATGATCGCTTCGATCGAGATCGCTGCATCATACGTCTGGTCGATTGTTCTCATTTTGTTTCTCTCTCGGTTCGGATGCCCTTTTGTACGGTGTCTTCGGTGATCGGATGGCCTGCACCCCGCGAGAGCCGTGCGGCCAGCTCGCGATGTGTTGAGCCGCTCGCGGCGAGCTTGGTCAAGAGCTTGTTGCGTTCGACGGTCAATTTGCTGCTGTTGGACAATGCCGCCTGGATCTCCTCCAGGCGTCGCTCATCCTTATTCTTCGCTGTCGGCACGAGTGCCGGATCTATGGGGGTGGCCTTCGCCATGAGTGACCTCCTAGGTCTGGTTGCGTATGTTCGCTGCGAGGGTTCGCAGCGCATCTATCTGATGGCGGAGCGTGACCAGCTCCTCCTTGGTCGCCGATAGAACGGCGGCCGTCATCTTGTGGGCCCGGTATTCGTCGGCGCTCGCGAGGAACGCCCGAGATTCTTTCTCTTGCACCGAGGCTTTGACGCCCGAGTGAATCAGTTGGATGATCGCTGTGTGATGGCGGCGCTTGTATTCGACTTCGGCTTCGGCGGCGGTCTGGACTTCGACGGCATAACGGTCGGTCGAGTTCTCCATGCGATGCGATAGGCGACGGATCTCATCTTCGACCTGGCCTTGCGTCAGCATCAACGGGACCAGCCCGACTCGATGAGTGAATGTAATGCTTGATGTCCGGCGACGGAGAGCCGCCAGACGACTGATTCGACATCTGAGCCGGGGTTGATCCGACGTTGCCCGGAGTCCTCAATGAATTGGATATAGCCCTTCGGTCGGAGATCGGAGCAGCGGCGACGGGTGCCCTCGAAGCGGGTGTCGTGGGCTTGCAGCTCGCCGACGATACGGATCGTTGCTTCATGATCGGTGGCAGGGTCGGAGAACGCCCGGAGTAGTTTCGCCTTGCGTGATTTCGATGAGAAGCGCAACACATCTGTCGTTGCCCGTTTCCTGGCGGCGGCGTGCGAGGTGGATGGATCGCCATGCCTGGCGGGTGCGGAACCGACGGGATGTATTGGACGTTGAGCGAGGACGGCAGCAGCAACAGCTTCGAGGCCGTAAGCATTGATGAGCGATCGTATCCGGTCGGTGATATCCATGACGCCCGAATGATATCGGGCCGAGGTGCTTCGGGACAAGGTTTCTTGGATTGATCCTGCACCCTCGCATGTCGGGCATGGATGATCGATCAGTTCCGTGGCTGCTGGAGCGCCGAATATGTCGAGCTGGGTATGGTCGATCATTGATTTCTCCTAATCATGAGGCCGCACTCATAGGAGAGCGCGGGATGGCTGTGTACTTCGGCATGATGACCATCGCAGAGGACGACGAGGTTGGCGGCGTCGTGGATTGCCGTATCCGCTGATCCGCCCGCTCCTCGCCCTATCCGATGGTGGATGACTGATCGGCCCGTACATCGCAAATTAGAGGGGAATGCGAACGCCTGGGCTTGGCACCCTTGATCTCGTTGCATGATCTCATCCCATCGGCCTGCTGGCATCGGGTTCTTCTTCTTCTTCATCGCTGCCCGCCTCGGAGGAGGTCACGCTGCACGATGATCGAGCCGCCGCCATCCAGAATCAATGTGACCTTGTCGTCGTCGAACTGTACGACCCGTCCCCAGGGTCGCCCGATGTCATCGGACCCCGTATCAAGACGCACCCGTTGACCAATGCTGATCGCCTTCACTTCGCCGCTCCGACACCGCCGATCGCATAGTCGAAGTACCCCCAATTCGGCTCGACGCCACGCTCCTCACAATCGGTCACATAGGACGCTGATGCGATCGCCCGGCCCTCCTTCGGTGTGATGGACTGCTCTATCGGATCTGGCCGTGCCGTGTACGCCAGCTCGCGTGCCTGATGCGCCCTCGACTCTCTCATCTTCGATCGGATACCGGCGATGGTCGGCCAATGCTCTTCGTTCTCGATCCAGCGGCGAGCAGCATCGAGAACGATGTTCGTGTCGCTGCTGGCGAATGCGTTGTGCCATAGCTCCATCTGCTCGTCGGTCACGCTGGCATAAGGGTACGCAGCCTGGAGGATCGACATCATGTGGGCCATGTCGTGTGAGTTCATCATGCTTCAAGTTCTCCGTACTGGTTGTCGTGGCGCTGTCTGAATCTTGCGATCGCATCTTGCGAGCTTGAATGCCGGTCAGGCTTCGGCTTGCTCGGCGTCGGTGCTTCATCTAGCCATCGCTGCTGATGGATGAATGTGTTGGCCTGCGGAATGAATGTGTTGCCATCGGCTTGCGCTAGCGCTTCCCAGCCGGGGAGCGCTGCCATCGACGCCAGCCGTTCATCGTGGGAGAGTGTCTTCCACTTCTCTGCTGCGATTGCTTTGCCCTGCTTCTTCGGCCAGCGTGAATACCAAGTTTCAAACTTGATCGTCGGAAGAGTGAAGAGAGCCTCCGAAGGAGCGACCAATAGTTCTAGATCGTTTTCTTCAACATCGTCTTCTGAATGATGGTCTTCTATGGGGAGCGATTGACCATCGATGGCTGAACCATCGATGGCTGAACCATCAGTGGATAATCCATCGATGGTGCCACCAGGGGTTTCATAGACGTTTGTGATCCATGCGAATGTTCCGTCGGGCCGATGCTCTTGGATTCGCTCCAAGTAACCGAGCGCCTTCAATTCGTTCTCTGCCGACTTGATCGCATCGACTCCTTCGGTCCCATTGCGGGCGATCTGGGCGCGACTCGCCTCCCAAGTATCAACATGCGAGAGCAGCCACACTAGGACGCCACGAGCCTTGAATGAGAGCCGCACATCACGAAGAGTGGCATTCTGGACTTGGGTGAAGTCTCGCACATGCTTCTTGATCCGATAGGTCGTCACGTTGCGGAATCCGAAAGTGATCGGGTGTAGGATGTGCTCATTCTTCTGACCTCCAGGCGGTCGGTTGATTGGGGATGGCCCGAGCGATCACTCGGAGGATGTCCCCGAAACTTATCGGACTGGTCGCCTCCCTGCCACATCGGCGGGTTGAGGCGACTGGTCTGATAAGCGATTTGCTATCCCGAGCCATGTCGGGTATTATAGGCATGTTCCACCCGACCCCGGCATCCCGTCGAGGACAACCCTGAAACGAGAAACCAATGAACGAAGACCTGGACATCCCCATCGGCGACGAGCCGGACATCGACTACGGCACCCCGGCCCTCATGCCCGAAGGGACAGCCGAAGCGCTCGACCGGGCATCCTGGCACCTGAAGATGGCAGCGAGATCCACCGCACAACGTGACGAGATCGACGCCGTGTACCAAGCCGAGATGGACCGGCTGGAGATCCGCCGCCTCCACCGCCGCCGCATCTTCAACAACCAGATCGCATGGCATCAAGCACCGATCGAATCATTGCACCGTGCCCTCCTCCGAGACGACCCGAAGCGTAAGTCGATCGAGCTGCCCTACGGCACGTCGAAGATCCGAGTGTCGAACACGCCGACCCTGACATTCACCGACAAGGCAGCGACGCTCGCCTGGGCGGAGATCAATCATCCCGACATCCTCGGCCGGACGATCAACGTGACCGGCATCAAGTCGATCGCCAACACCTCGCCCGACTTCCGCTTCATGGTGGACGGGAACGGCGAGATCATCCCCGGTGTCGAAGCATCCATGCCCGAGCCGTCGTGGTCGGTCCAGTTCGCGGCCGACGAAGACCAGTCATGAATCATCCCCAACAGAAAGAGAACGACATGGACACGCCAGAAATGATGACGAGGTTCGCCAACGTCCTCGCCTCGGTCGAAAAGGTCGTCAAGGACCAGTCGGCCAAGATCAACGAGACATTCAGCTACAAGTATGCGGACATCAACCAGATCCTGGCTGGACTCAAACCTGTCCTCGCACAGCACCAGATGTCGCTCGCTCAGCCAATCGAGATCGCCGACGGCAACATGGTCATCACGACGCTGCTGATCTGCACCCAGACCGGCGAACGCATCGCCTTCCCAGGGCCAGGCTTCCCAGTCAAAGGCGACCCGCAGCAGGCAGGCTCGGCGATCACCTACATGCGCCGCTACGCACTCACCTCGCTGTTCGCTCTCGAAGCCCACGACGACGATGGAGGCATCGCCCACCGGGCGGAGGCGACACCCAACATGAGGACCGAAGCAGAGACGCAGATCCGTCTCATCATCTCCACGATGCAGAAGTCCGAGGTCGGCGAGTTCGTCGCGGCATTCACCGCCGAGTTCGGGTCAGCTCTGTCTGCTCTCCCCGAGGCGAAGCACGGCGACGCTCTGGCATGGACGAAGGCTCGGACCGGGCAGTGATCGACGATCAAGATGAGGGCCAACGCTGCCCGTCCGCTGCTCTCGTGATGCCCGAAATGATCCGCCGATGCTGCGGCTATGACGGGCACGAAGGCGAACACATTTGGTTACCGGCCACACATCAAGGCTTGCCGATGGCATTCACATGGAGCGACCATCACGCCGACGACGACACGGTGACCATCTGGTCGCCGTCCAACATCGAACATCAACAAGGAGAATCAGAATCATGAGCGACGCACAAGTCACACTCGTCGGGAACCTCACCCGCGAGCCGGATCTCAGATACACGGCGGGCGGTCGAGGCGTCGCCTCATTCGGCATCGCCTGCAACCGACGCTGGATGGATAAGGCGACGAACGAATGGAAAGAGGAAGTCTCATTCTTCAACGTCACGGCCTGGGCGGAACTCGGCGAGAACTGCGCCGCCAGCCTCCAGAAAGGTAACCGGCTCATCGTGACCGGCCGACTCTCGCAACGCAACTACACCGACAGGGAAGGAAACGAGAAGTCGGTCACCGAGGTCGTCGCCGATTCCGTCGGCCCTGATTTACGATGGGCGACATGCGAAGTGACACGCACCGAGCGGACCAGCTCGCCGCAGCAAAGCCAAGCCAAGCCAGCCGACCCCGTGTACGGCGAAGAAGAGCCGTTCTAATCGTGGAAAGAAAACGAAACATCGCAACGCATTGCAAGCGCGAGCACCCATTCACGAAGGCAAACACCTACATCGACGGCAAAGGCTGCAAGCGATGCAAGCAGTGCATCAAGCAGCGGAATGCTGGCACGCTATCCCACACCGGACTCCCGATGCGGAAAATTGACGGCACATGGCAACGGAAGGTCGATGGTAAATGGCAGTCACTACGCATCGAGGTCGTTGATCCATCGAAGCTCAGAGACTCGGCGCACCGTCGAGCGACCAGAGCGAAGGCAGGCCAGCAGGCAGCGCAGACCCGAACCAACATTTGGTCTTGGTCGTGAGCTGGCCTGCACCCGACCGGGGCGAGCCGACCGATCAACGCTCAACCGACCTTGCCTACGGCTGCATCCGATGGGCGTTCGCAATCGTCGCCCTGTGGGTAGCGGTCGCCGGATCTGCCATACTATGGCTGGTCATTTCGTAAGGCTGACATTCGACCACCACGGTTCTTTCCGGCTTCATTGAGTCGATCCTTTCTACCGCGGTGTCAGCCTCCCTCGTCGCCCGTACCGCATGGGCGGCGAGGGTGAGCGTCAGCTACTCGGGTAGCTGTGAGCGCCAGAACACGACCCGTTGCTGGCGATCCATGGTCGCCAGCCGTCGCCGTAGTAGCCGACTGCCATGTCGAACAGGGTGCGCCCGTGGAGCAGGTTCGTGTATCCGTCGAACAGGTGCGTGAAGTCCCAGCCGACGAGCGGCCCAACCCATTTGCGGTGGGCCCGCATGTTGAGTTGGATCAGCCCGTAGCTGTCGTCGGGGTAGCGAGGGTTGTGGGCGTACGGGTCGCCACGGGATTCGCGATGAATGATGCAAGCCAATCTCGGCCATTCATCCTCGGGCCATCCAGCCCGGATCGCTTCGTCATGCCAGTGGTCCACGTCCGGCGAAGAGTGGTGATATCTCGGCGGTGGCGGCGGCGGATTCGGTGACGGTGCCGGAGGCGGCACAACCTGCACCTGGACACCCCGCTCTGCTGGAGCAAGATCCCGACCCACAGCACCCGTGATCGCGAAAACGATGGCGGCGATGATGGCGATGATCTTGTCGATGTCTATCAGTGTTGCTCCTTCGATGGGAGCGGCCCGTACAGAGCGTGGTATCTGTCAAGCTCCGCTTCCATTGCTTTGACTCGCTCTTCGAGTTTGTCGATGCGAGTCTCCAGTCGGCCGATCAGATTGTCCGATGCCGTGAGCGCTTCGATCTGATTGCTGGCACCATTCAGCCGAGAACGGTACAGGCTGATCGATGAGCTGATGATGGTGGAGATGACGGCACCGAGGAACACCCATACTGCTTCGCTCATGAGCAACAACCTTCCGACAGCAGCCAGCTCGTCAGCCGTGAACAAGGTAGGCGCTTGTAACCGGCACCCTCGGGATCTGACCGGACATAGCGGCTGAACAGATCAGGCCGTTCCTCATTCGGAGTCTTCTTCGGGATCGACCGGATCAGCCCCTATTTCGCCGTCTACGGCGCCGGAAGCGGTAATGGGGGCGGCGGTGGCGTAAGCCGCATCAAGAACAGCGAGGACGACAGCGAGAGCATCGGCCTGCTCCTCCGAACCCTCATCCCGATACTGCGCCAAGAACACAGTCGCATTCTCATCGGAACCGACCGGGCCGTCAGCGAGCAGCCAGACCCGACCAGACCGTTCGAGATACACCGTGCCCCTCGCCGGGGTGACGATATTGTTGATGTCGTCGGCACCCTCATGCGAGCGGCCCGTCCCTGTCGGGAGAACATCAACGCCACCCACATCGGTCATCCGACCATACGGGCGACCCTCGATGACATCGAGGCCAGCGGTACGAAGTTCGTCAGCGATACTCATACCAGCATCGTAGCCCGTCCGAAACGACCGAAGCAGGGATCGGCCAGGCGTGGGCCGTCAGGCGTAACCGACCACATCGAGAATGATGTGGCACGGCGACACGTTGAACATCTGGAACTTGCCGCCGACGACACGGGTAAGTGTCGTGTTGCAGATCGCGCCAGCCCCTGCCGGATAGTTCAGGTTCGACGTGTTCGGCCGGGCACCCGAACCCCACAGCGTGATGAATCCGCCAGAGCTTGCGTCGGTCGCCGTGACAGTCACGAACACAGCCTCGGCCCTCGCCGGTATCCCGGCAGGCAAAGTCTGCGGCCACGTCCCCGACGGCAACGGATCTGCCCGCTGGTCCCGAGTGTCGAGCATACGAATTGGTTTGTTGAGCGTAATCATTTTGTTGTCTCCTGAACCTGAAATAGATGTCTGCCACGGTGGGAGGAACTCGGGCCAGCGCGCGTCAACCGATACTCCGGCACACGCAGTGCGCGCTCCAGGCATGAGCTTGTGTGGTCGCTGGTCTACGTCGGCCCGTAGCGCCCCGGTGTAGATCAACACGTCACGCAGCCACCGCCACTTATCAATCATCCGGTCGGTGACCTGCTCACCGACGCCGAGCAAGAACAGAACACCAAACGCAACATCGTTCGACCCTTTGCAATGCGCCGCCTCGAACATGCCAGCAAACTCGATGATCTGATCGTCGTCGTTCTGGCCGATCACATAGTTGTACTCGAACGGCTTCATATCAGCGAACACAGCCTGGATCTGACGGGTCACCTCGGCCGCATCCTTCCCGGCGTAGCTGATGTCGTTGCCGGTGTAGTGGGCAGTAATCATCGGCTCGTTGTAGAGCGGCGGACGGAGCGCACCAGTCGAACCTCGCACCTCGGCGGGCAGACCAGCCTCGACCCGTGACACGATGCGATAGATCATCGGCTCTGTCTCATCAGCCGCAATCTCCTGGACCTCGAAGTCTTTGATCTCGATGTCGGTGAAGTCGCAGCGCAGCCCGACACGGTTACGCCCCGACATCGTGGCCGGGAGATTCTCCAACACGTCGGCCAACACGACGCCATCCCACATGAGCGTGTAGTGGGCGTGACTGTGAACGACGATCTCAAAGTCGTGCCAGAGTCCATCCCAGAACGGGAACGGTGCGGGCTGGCGGGCGTGCTTGCGGGCGTACCCTGAGCGTGAACCGTAAGGCTCGGCGGGCCGTTCGGCCCGAAGCTCGGCTGAGATGCCGACGTGACCTTCCGGCCGGTCGTAAGTACCGAGGCCGATCAGCACGTTCTCGTCGTTGCCTGCGGCAGGCGTCGAGCTGGAGCCATACATCGGATGAAAGACTAAGCCAGGCCGATACCACGCCGGAGTGCCGTCCTCGAATACGGGCGGCGACATCAGCGAGATCGTGCGGACAGAACCAGACCAGACGTAGGGCGGTGCGTAATCCTGCTCCGACTGAAACCGGTAGTAGACACCCCTGCCATTCACGTCGCCGCTACGGGCATTACGAAGCACATCAGGCCCGGTGGCGACCCAGCCTGTACCAGCCGAGCCGGTCGGCATCATCAACATTACGCCTCCGGCAAATGCTTCGGCTCCACCGACGACCGGAGTGGCGGGCGTACCGTATTGGCGGCAGCAAGACCGTTCCCGCCGATACCAAAGATCGCCGCAGCGAGCAGCAGCCAAGACGGTGCGTCACCCTTGTCGATGAGGCCGTAGACGACAGCGACACCGACGACAGCGACACCGATCCGGTAGGCGTAGGCCCGAACCTGTTGAGGGATGTTTGTGAGCTTCATCATGCCTTCCATTCCTACTGATTGACCGTTAGTAATCGACACGGAGAAATCTGCGAGGTCAGACCCGGCTGATCGCATCGGCTACTAAGCCGAGCGTTTGCGAGTCCACCGATTCGGTAACAGACTGGGCTGCCATCTGTGCGCCGACCGTAGCCCCGTCAACGATAGGAACGAACCCTGGCTGTTCGGCTTCGTGCGGTTGGAAGAATACGATTGCGCCGTCACGCTTCACGATAACGACATCGCCAGTAGCCGGGATGTCGTTGCGTTGGTCGAGAACGTCAGCAGCAGGGACGCCGTTGACGGGGCTTGTGCGGTCCCAGATTTCGTATGTCCACAGTGGCGCTTCGGCAGCGTGCAAAGCGTCCTGGTCGATGGCGTCAAATGCTGCCTGGATCTGTTCGTCCGTAGCATCAGGGCGGGTAAACCGGGTTGCCGTTTTTGCGTTGTCAAAGTTCATTGTTGGTCCATTCAGGTTGCGGCCAAATAGCCGAGTAGAGCGGCACGGCCAGCCGTAGGTTCGATCGAGGCTGAAACAAATTGCACAACAGTATTGGTCAAGGTGTAGCCGCTAATCTGCCCGCCTGTCATCAGGGCAGATCCATCGCCTAGCGTGCTTTGGCCTAGATTTTGGACTCCGACAGCCATCGACGTTCTAGTTGTCCACGAATTAGTCACCGGGCTGTACTGATAGACACCATTCTTGCTACCGGCGGAGTCGCCTGCTGCGACCAGGACATCCCCGTTACCCAGCGTGCTTTGACCGTGAGCCCGGCGAGTGACAGGCATTGCAGTTTTAGTTGTCCACGAATTAGTTGACGGGTCATACGACTGGACATCGGCCGATATAGTGCCGCCACCAACCCGACCGCCTGTCACCAGAGCAGTCCCATCATCCAGCGTGCTCTGACCGTGGCCGCTCCTCGTGGCTGGCAATGAGGCTTTAGCAGTCCATGAATTGGTTAGCCGACTATACGACCGAACATCGGCCGAATAGGCGTAACCGACCAAACCGCCTGTCACCAGAGCAGTCCCATCATTCAGCGTGCTCTGGGCGTGGTCGAAGCGGTAATTCGGCGGTATCGCAGTTTTAGTTGTCCATGAATTAGTTGTCGGATTATACGACTGGACATTTGTCGAAAAACTGCCTCCAAACTGCCCGGCTGTTACCAGGACAGTCCCGTCATCTAACGTGCTCTGGGCCATCGTGGCCCGTCCCGTAGCAAGCGAGGCTTTACTGGTCCACGCATTAGTCACCAGACTGTACGCCACGACAGATGTTAGGGGGGAGCCACCGTACGTGGCATAACCGCCGACCACCAGGGCAGTACCGTCAGCCAACGTGCTCTGGGCGTGGTCGTAGCGGTTGGCAGGCAACACGGTTTTCACATTCAACTGTTCGAGGGAATCATAAGTCGTCGCATTTGTAGCGAGTGCGTAGGCGACAGCATCCATCAGGTCACCGTCCTCGTCGTGCTCGTCAAGTTGTCACCCGTATAGACAAGCGCAGTCGTGACCGTGATCGAATCCGCCAACTCGACCACACTCGTCAACTTCCCAGTCGTATATGTCAAATCTGTTTGCTTCACTGTCGTCGCCCCGTCCTTCTCCAACACTTGTGTCAGATCGTCGCCCGTATAGCTCAGAGTGGTTGACCGTCCGTCTGTCCGATACAGCAACGGCTGATACGAAATTACGTCGCCATCGGTGCCAGCTAAACCGGCAGCCGCCCAGGTGTCATCGCCACGCAGAAACGTCGTAGAGTCCGCTGTGCCGGTTGGCGTGACCAACGCCAACGTACCCAAACCGAGATTCGTTCGAGCTGTCGCATCATCTGCCAAATCTGACAGGTTCGCAGACTGCGCCAATGCGCCAATATCGGCCGCAGCGAGTGTCACGACACCGGTCAAGCCGTTGATCGAATTGACCAATGTTTGCGGAATCACTGTGCGAGTGTCGGTGATCTCGGAATCGAGAATCGCCGACTCAGATGATATGCGTGCGATCGTCGCCAACGAGATCGACGTATCCGGCAGGACCGTCCCCTCGATCACTTCGATGACCGCCTGATCGGCAGGAGTCGAAAGGCCACCAGCCTGCGAATCGTTGACCCGGATGATTACCGTGTCGGTACGAGTGCCGGACACCGGAGACGGCGGTACAGGCACCGTTACGGCGGTCGTGGACTGCACCATATACATGCCCTGATCGACAGAATCGTCGCCCTGGATAACGCAGCCTCCAGCAGCAACATCCACATTGAACGAACCGACACCGTCCTGGGTCACCTCGAACCCTTCGTACACCTGCTCCAAGCCTCGGGCGACACGCTTGATGAGAAGCCGGTCGAGGCGTGCGCTGTACTCCAAGTTCTGAAGCCAAAGTGGAAGTTCGATCGTCATAGCGTCGAGCCTACAACACGGTCAAGATCAATAGGTGACCCATGCGCCAGCCGACCAGACCGACGCCGCAGCGGTCGATGGCTTGAACCAGGTGTGCCCGTCACGAGTCGTCGTCGGAGTCGCCTCGCCGTAGAAGGTGAAACCCGACGCACCGCCCGACGCACGTTCCAGTGCAGCGAGCCGCCGAAGCATGTCCTCGAAGAACGCTGCCTGAGCTTGGACTCCAGGCTTCGCTCCACGGGCGGTACTCATGGCGTCACCTCAACGCATTGGACATCGACAGACGATTCTCCCGAAGCGTCAATCGTCAACGTCATCGACATGACCTGGCCGTCCACCGAGAACTCGGGCACACCGGAAGGGGCGACCGTCGAAGCAGGCACAACGATATTGACGAAGTCGCCCGGCATATATCCGGCGTCGGTGATGAAGCGGGAAGCATCAATCTGACATGACCAACTCGCAATCGGGGAGCGGGCCGACTGGAGCAGGCCGTCAGCATTCTCCACGAGCGTCGATTGGTCGGTGACCAACGGGAACCCGGCGATCCTCTCCCACCGTCCTCGCGGATCAGCGGCGATCCCTGCATCATCGACCGAGACCGGGGTGGTGAAGTCGGCGTCGCCGTCCGCTATCACCGAGTTCGCGAACATCGAGGCACCCGAGTTGCGGGTCATCGACCGGGCCGTAACACCCAACATGATCGGTGTGCTCAGAGTCGGGAACGTCGAGAACGGGTGGACGTTGAGATTCAGCAGCCCGTCGATCCCCCACCACGGGCCGTCGAAAGTCGCCGACAGATTCGACAGGATGTCAGCGATGTTCTCGCCCATCAGATATGCCCGGTCCCGTAAGATGCCACCACCGTCGAGCGTCCCAGCAGTGATGCCCAGATCGCCGCCAGCTTGCGCCTGCGTATGTTGGATCAGCGCCCACACGATCTGCGCCTGATCGACTCCCGCATAAACGAGCGGCGACTGGACATGCCGGGCCGTCATCAAAGCCTCGTAGCCGACGGCTGTGACATTGACCGTATCGTCGCCGTCCGGCCCGAACGTCTGCTGCACCGAAGCGACACGGCAACGGGCGATCGTCACCCCGTTCAGATACACCCAGACATCTGTCGCCAGCTCATCAATCTGTCGTGCGCCAGGAGAGTCGCCTGCTACATCGAACGTGACCGTCGGGCCAGTGTCGAGCGACATCGCCACCGAAGCCGAGCCGAACAGGCCGACCTCCTGGATGGGTTGAGCGCCGGTATGCGGGCCGACACCCAACGTGAACACATCGGCCACAGCGACATTGACGGCGCTCACAAGTATGAGTCCCGCCAACTGAACACGACGGACGACGACGTACCGATGACGACACCGCCGTAGACGATCCTGTTGAGTCCAGGCTGGAGCCGCACATCTTCCCACGCCCACTCGTCAAAGTTGACTTTGCCGTACATCGAATCGGCCGGATCATTGTTCCGCAGGATCGTCCGAGAACGAGAGTCGAGAACGACCGACGTACCGCCGTTCAATGTCAGACCGCCGTCACGATTGAAGATGATCTCGGTCCCGTTGATCGTCAAGCTAGGTGTCTCGACCGGCCCGAAGATCACAGCAGTCCAGTCTGCGACAGCGTTCCCGGCATTGTTGACGATGTACGCACCGATACCGGCACCCGGCTCATACTGTCGGCCAACTTCGCCGGTGGCGTTCGTGTAGTACGGGCCGTACTGGTCGGCTGGCGTCGAGTAATGGCGACCGTCCTCGACATCGGTGGACGGCCGGATCGTCCGAGAGTTCAGGTTGGCCGACTCCAGCAGCCCGTTCGGTGCAACCCATGAAGCGACGACCTGATGGAACTTCGGTCGAACAATCGAGAGCGCCATGTCTTGCCCACGGACGACCGCAGAACGCACCTGTGTGGACCCAGGGATCGCCCAAACGAGTCTTGGGCGCACCCGTGGCGAGAGGTACGGTGTGAGCTGCTCAACGAGCAGCTGTGGGTCGGCAATTCGCTGGTCGATTGTGATTCCGAAACTGATCGCTCGTGGACCGACAAACCGTGAATCATCGACGTTGCCATCGGAGAGCGCTCGGGACCGAGACACCGCACGCACCTCTGGGAACCCGATCGCCCATTCTGAAACGACGTAGCCTGTCTCGCCGCATTCGCCAGCAGCGATCTGGTCGCTGGTCGGCCCGAGGTCCAGTTGCCCCAAGCTCGGTTCGGTCAAGTATGCGGTCATGCCGTCAGTCTCCTTGCGTTCATGGCAAGCATCGTTTTCTGTGCCACGAGATCGGCGTCGGTACCATCGTAGAAGTTGGCAGTAGCGATCGACACGACCGCACCGCCGCCGCCAATACCGGACTCGTTGAGAAGCTGGGCTGCACGGCGAGGTCGGTTGAGTGGCAGCACCAGCTCGGGGCCAGCCTCGCCGACCAGGGCGAGCGTCGGCGAGTTAATCATCGCACCGTTCGCGAGCTTCGGGATGTTTGGCAGCCCGAGTGTAAAGCCGTCGTATCCGACAGGCCCGATCTTGAAGCCGGGGATCTTGAACTCGATTGCGTTCCATCCGCCGATGATTGTGTTGATGGCCGTCTTGACAGCACCGACAGCCGTGTCAACCGTCGTCGTGATGCCGCCCCACACGGTGCTGAACACTTCGCCCAGCGTCTCCAGTGCTGTACCGGCAGCGTCGAATGCCGTGCCAAACACGTCGTTGAAGAAGTTGTATATCGGCATGATTACGTTGTCGAAGACTGTTTGGATGACACCCATCGCAGTGTCGAACACCGTGCCGAGAACCTCGAAGTAAACACCGGCAGCTTCGATCGCAATTTTGAACGCACCAACAAAGAAATCTTTGATCGGCAACAGCACGTCGTCGTAGACACCCTGGAAGAACTCTCCCATCGTGACGAAGAAGCCGCCGACCTCGCCCGCCTTCTCACCGATCGTTTCAAGCGCAGGTTTGAAGTTCTTATTCAGAAAATCAACGACTGGAATGATGACTTCCTCCAGCAGCCATGTCAGCTTGTCCGACAGGAACTCGACGGCGACGACCAGAACGGCGGAGATGATCTCAGCCGCTCCCTCAAGCAGCGGTGTCAGCGCCTCGATGATTTGGACCATCAACGGGAGCAATGATTCGACCAATAGGACAAGCGTCGGAACGAGCGGTAGAAGCGCCTCAATCAGAGACAGAAACAAATCCACGAGGATCGGCAAGATCGGAACGAGTGCGTCGATCAGCAGCGGTGCGATCTGCGCGAACGCATCGAGCAGCACCGTAAGCAGCGGCATCAATCCTTCGACTGCCTTGACCAACCCATCAGCGATCAACGGGATCAGCGGCACGATGGCTTCGACGACCGTCGTGAACAGCGGAGCGAGCAGCTCGATGGCCGTCAGTAACACGCCTGCGAGAATCGGGATCAACGGGGCGAGCGCCGTGAATATGTCGAGAAATGCTGTCGCCAGGACTCCAAGAATCTGTGTAAGAGCGCCGCCAACGATGCCAACAATCTCAGTGAAGATCGGGAACAGTTGATCGAGAATCGGTATTGCTATCTCGATCGCTTTCACGAACACGTCGGCGATGATCCCAGCGACCTCGGCGAGAATCGGAGCGATCTTCGTGAGCGCCTCGCCGAGCTTCCCTGCGATCATCTTGACGACCGGTGCCAACGCATCGAGAACAGGGACCAGAACGTCGGCCAACGTCTGGAATGTGACGACGAGCACTTCGGCAATTAGTTGGATGATCGGTGCGACCACGGGGATCATCGCACCGAAAATCTCGAAGAGCGGTGTGAGTCCCTTGATGAGTTCGCTGATCGCCGGGAGCAGAGCTTTGAACGCATCGCCCAGCAGCACGCCGAGCGAAGTCAAGGCGGGAGTGATGGCGATAATCAGATCGAGCAGGACAGGGGTCACCTCGTCGAGCGCTCCGATCAGACCCTGCCCGACGTTCTCCTTCAATGCTGTGAACGCCGCGCCGATCTTTGCGGTCGAGTCTGCCGACGCCTCCGCAG